CTCCGGTACCCTCTACCGTATGGTGGTGCAGTAAGTACAGCTGTCGTGTTGTTTACTGAATCAACCTGGATTAGTTCTGAACCTATTTCTATTAAGCCACGGGACACTGCGGTAGCGTCAGCGACAGGGATAGATAAATCGTCAGCGTCTATCGCTGCAGTAAGATAGGTTGCTTGATCTTGGAACGTGGAATACCCTGTGAGTTGCATGAGGGTATCGTCAATCATTTCAGCGAAAGTAGTCATCATGCACCAGAATTCACGAAACGGGCGGTATCTTTACTAACAATCATGTTCGCTGGTGGATCAACGTCAGCATTATAAGGACGACCCAAAGCACGACTAGCATTCTCAGCTGCCTTCACCTTGTTGATTGTGGTTCCTTCAGGTTGGATACCGTTACGGCGTGCAGCATCATATGCTGACAGTTCCATTTTTGTTTGATCAAACATTGGTCGTTGCGGGGAAACCATTACCGCATTAACTTTAATGTTTGCTGCCCGTGCACAAGCACCAAAACTTCCGTGGTCTTGTGTGGCACAGTTTGTTCTACACGCCACTAGGGACTCCTTCAATAGTTATAAGTTCACTGAACCCAGCGTTAGTCACAGCGGTCACTTCAATATCATCAAGCACATGCCTACGGCCACCACCGAAGTAGTAGTCGGCTGCATCAATTTCGGTACCAGTCTGGAATTCAACAATCTTGCCTGTGGTTCCTGTGATGATAAGTGACTGTCCACTATCTACACCATAGAATTTCATTAACCGATCATTCGAGTATTGGTATTCCACCGTGGGTAGTACGAGGATGTTGAGTGGTTTGAACATGGTTGCTGATAACGTTAACTGTCCGGATAGAGGACGGGCAGTTGTTATGTTCACAAGAACTGGGTCAGTAGTTAGACTAGACTGAAAGTCTATGTTACTAGTAACAAAGAACAATCTTGTTGAGGTGGCTACAAGGTTAGAAGTTCCCACCACGATACTGGCAGCCACGTTCACAATGGTCGTAGAAACCTCTAGAGTCAACGTAGCGGACATTGCAACCGCACCCTGTACCCCAAGTACCGCTGTAGAGTTAAGGTCTGTATTAGCGCTTAAATCCGCTTCAGCGAGTGCTGTAATATTAGCACTAGAAGTAAGGGTAGCCTCACCACTACCAGTATACTCCCCACTCAATAATTGTGGGAAGCCAAGTAAAGAAACAGTCTTCTTTACAATATCAAACATTATGCCAAACTAAGAGTAATCGCGCTAGAAGCAAACTGCACAGTATCACCAGCAGTAACAGTACGAGAAGCAGTAAGAGCACCATAAGCAAGACGCTTAGGGGAACCAGCAGAATCATAAATCTCAATACCCACAACCGTCACGGCAGGCATACCCGTAAACGAAATAGAAGCATTGTTAGAAATGGAACCACTAGCAGCAGCATCAAAAGCAATAGTTTGTGAAGCATACGAACCACCAGTAACCTCAGTGCCAGCGGAAGCATCATTGCCATTAGCCGTCATCAGTCGAAGTTTAGTAGCACCAGTAATACTATAAGTAGAAGTACCCACAAGAGCATCAAGTAGTTGGTTTTCAATAATATCAGGAAGATTATCAGCCATAGTAAATCCTTAAAATAGTAGAATCAAGAAGGTGATGGGAGCCACCCGTAAGGATGACCCCCATCGACACAACTATGCAGCGATAGAAGAACCAGTCTCCACGCGGTACAGTGAAGCCTGACGGTACACTGCCCAACCCTGCAAGGAATACCAGCCGAGTGGACGTTGACGCATCAACTTATCCACAACTGGACCGATAACAACACCAGGCTCAACGGCAGTAGCCTCAGCCAGTGCTTGCTGTCCCGCAATGATAGTGCGGTACACCTTGGCGCTTGAAGCACCATCAAGAGCAGTGTATGCACGTGGGGTTTCCACAACATAAGCACCACCATACACACCAGTCACACCGTTAAGGATGTTACCAACATTCGGGTCCGTGTACTTACGTACATCCTCGAATGCAAGTGCACCAGTTTCGGAACGCAGATCATGCGAAACCTCAGGGTGCATGTAGGCTGCGTACAGCATGCCGTCACGAGGGACAGCGTTAGCGGCACGAAGCTTAGCAACAGACTTACGGATAAGGCTACCAGTCATGGTATCCGCGGCAATAACCTCATTCGTAGCGGTAGCATCGCCACCATACAGGACGTTTGTTCCCGCAATCAATGTGCTAACAACAAGCTTATCAATAGAATCAGCCATGTTGTATGCAATGATGTTAGCAATAGCAGGATCAACATCCGAGAATGAGAATTCTGCGAGCTTCTTTGTTTCCAACACAACGTTACCGTACTCGTTAAGAGTAACAGAAACCGTGCTAGGGTTGCTCAATGCAACAGCATCGGGATCAACTGTTTCCGTCAACGCAGTGGTTGCGGCAGCAAGATCCTGATACAGTGAGAAAACAACAGACGAACCGGGCATCGCTTGCTGCACAGGCCGCTTATCCGCAAGATCACGGAACATCGGCTGTGAACGCAAAGCAAATTCCACATAACGGTCATACGCAGCTTTGACAAGATTGCTCATTGCTGAAGTACCAGTATAGGCATTAGCCATAGTAAAAATTCACCTCCAAATAAATAGTTAATAAAAGGACAAACAAGACAACTACATAGCCAAAGGACCAGTAGAATTGCCATGCAAGAGTTTGTTTAACTCCTCAACAGTTGTTGCGGCGTTAATCAAAGCACTCATTTGATCATTGTCACCGTTATACGCTTCACCACTAGATTGTGCCGAAGAAATACGGGACCATTTTTCCAATTCAGGATTCGCTTTTGGCTTGCTTTCATCCTGTTCAGAACCTTGGATATTGAATCCGAACACATCACCGAATTCCTCCAACCAAGATTCAACATCCTCAGCGGATGTAATATCTTTCGGAACCAAACCAGCAACCTTCGCAGGCAACTTTTTTGCTTCCAAAATGTCTCGAACTGATCGTTCACGAAGCGAAGAAGTTAGTGACTCTAACTGTGCAGACATCTCCTTGTTGCGCTTCTGCGCCTCACGGTGAGCCTTCCGCAATTCTTTCATTGCATTAGAATCATTAGGTGCACCCGACAAATCATCGTCATCGTCCCAATCGTAGTCAGACATATATACTCCCTTACTATTTTTTGATAGGTTAGACGCCACCCTCACTACAACTTGGGGAAGAAGTAATGGCTGTGACTATCGGACTTTATACACTGTCAGGGCCGACCGATC